AAAATTTTGTATTTTTGCTTTTGATAATAAAAATTTTTGGGTTATGATATTACCCCAATTGGCTGGAGGAGTGTTGTTTCCGGACGATAACATTCCAGAGCAAGATAAATTAAAACCGGACTTTGGATTACGATGCGGAAGAGCGTTGTGGTCAAGATATTGCGCCGGCGGTGCTTATTTTTCTTACAGCCAACTCCCTGAGATGCAAGAGACAAGAAACTACGGCGCGGGGATGCAAAGCAATGAAAAGTACAAGAATTGGTTTACCAACGGATCACCCGTAGGACCAAACGCTCCAAAGAGCGGTCCTGAAACAGTTCAAAGAGGTCTCGGAAGAACGCCAAGAAAGGCTATGGCAAATGTCAGTTACGACATTTTCTCACCCATGAGAAAGCTCGTAACAGTTCTTTTATCTGTTCTTTCTGACAATGACTACAGACTTGAGTGCGTGTCCCTTGACAAGAACATAATCAAAAAGAAGAAGGACAAGAAGTTAGATATTTACGTGAAGAGCAATTTCACAAACCCACTTGCAAAAGAACTTGGTCTTCCTGAGTTCAAGTTGCCTTTTGTTGTGAAGGACATGAATATGCTCAACATGGCTGAAAGACTTGGTTTCTTCAAGGCGCGTCAAGAAACCGCGCTAGAGAAACTTGCGGAGGCGGGCTTTAGAGCGTCTAATTGGTCTAAACAAAGAATGGACTACAACAGAGACGCGATAGACTTCCACTTCCGTTGCGCCAAACTTTATAACGACCCAATAACAGGCCAAGTAAAGTTCAAGTATGTAGACCCCGCCAGAACGGTAATGCTTTGGAATGAGGACAACGAGGATGAGCCGGTGGCAATTGGTCACATAGAGGTAGAGACCATTCAGTCCATATACCCTAAATTAAAAGAGGCGGGATTCAGCGACGAGAAGATTCAGTCGATGGCAAAGTCCTACGTTCCTTATCAAACTGACGTTTCATCAATACCCCAATGGGCTTTTGAGAGAAAGGACATGACCACAAACAGATGGACGTGGATGGACTTCAAGGTGTATGTACTCAAATTTGAATACCTTTCAACTGATTACAAACAATACATCGAAAGAGAAAACAAACAAGGTTACGTAACATATTTACGCAACTCAAATCCGGTAGAAGAAAACAAAAAGAACCCAAAAGACACTTACGACGATGTAATGTGTAATTATTGGTACGAGGGTTCTTACATCATAAGCGGAACGGGCCAAGATATGATATACGAATGGAAAAAGAAACCTAATCAAATGCAGAAGGGCCTTTCTCCAATGAGTTCGTATGTTGTCCATAGAATTAAAGGCCAATCCCCAACAAGAAGTGTTCGTGGTCTTTTGGACGACCTTATGTTTGCCGTTCTGAAACTAAGAGCTGCCGTATGGGCTTCTGCTCCAAAGGGTTACACCATTGACATTGGCGAGGGGGCGAACATTAAAATCGGCGGCGTAGAGTACGACTTATTTGACCTTATGCACGTTCATCGTCAAAACGGTATTCGTGTAATAGCAACCAAGTTTAACGCCGCCACAGGAAAGTACATATCCAAGCCGCTTGAAGAAAACGACAACGGACTTGGCCCACAAGGACAGGAGTGGCTTGCCCAAATAGCCAATATCCAAAACATGATTAAGGATATTATGGGTATCCCAGACGCCATGGCGGCAAGCCCCGACCAAAGTGCCGAAAGGCTTGTTGGGGTTATGGAGGCTGACTACGTCGCGGGAAATCATGCGAATTGGGATTTAAGAGAGTCAGAAAGAGAATTTAAGAAAAAGATAGGAGAAAGAATCATACACCAGTCTCGAATAGACATAGAGTATGATGAAAAAATAAGAGAATTTTACGAGAGCGTAATTGGAAAAGATATGCTCTCTGAAATTGACGACATCTCAGGGCTTTCCCTTGATGCTCTTGCTATATCAACCCGTGTTCTTCCTAACGAAAAGGAAAAGTCGGCCATCTTACAAAGGGCAATGGCAATGAGCCAAATACCCACAAAAGACGGCTCGGTACTTCTCCGCCCTTCAAGTGTAGAGCGCGTGGCACAGCTTCTCAAAAACGGGGACGTTGACGAGGCGTTGTGGTTTATGGCAGTTGAAGAAATGGAGGCGAGGGAGCGTGAAGAGAAATTCTCAATGATGATGGTTCAGCAGAACGCCCAGGCTCAACAGCAATCAGCAATGGTGGCTGAGGAAGCCAAGAGACAAACGGCAATGCAACTCGCTCAAATCGAGATAATGAAAGAGCGTGAAAAAGCAAATGTCGAGATGGCGAAAGCGATGGAACTACAAAGACTTAAAAACGACGCAAACTATCAAATACAGCAACTCAAGGGCAAGCAGGCAATGGAAGAAATATCCTTGGAGGCCCAACTTGAAGCGCAGTTCGGAAATGAAATAACAGGCAGAATATGAGCGAAGAATTAGAAAACGTTGACACCAACGAAAACTTAAAGCCCGAAGATATCGCGGCTCAAGAAGAACAAAACGAGGTAGAACAACCTTGGTACGCAACCTACGGGTTTGAGAACGAAGACCACCTAAAGGGAGGACTTGAAGAACTCATGGGACTGAAAAGCAGAGCCAGCGAGATTGAGGAAAAGGAAAGAGTAATCCAAGAGGGCATTGCGCTTTTACAAGAGGCGGAGGACCCATACGCGGGCATGGACGAGGTAAAAACTCTCGTTGCATTTGGCCGCAAGGGAGTTCCGGCAAGTCTCGCCAATCAAATTGTTTCGGCAACGCCCGAATCATTGATGCAAGACCCACTCCAAGCTCTTATCATAGCAGAGGCGGTAAAGAACCCAAATAAATACAAGCAACTCGGTCACGACGTTGTGGAGGAGGCCCTCAGAGAGAAGTACAACCTCGGTTCGGGGGAATACTATCCAACCGCTTTGATGAAATCGGATGCTATTGACGCAATCGAGAGTATTCAAAACTTAAAGAAAGATGTTGAAAACGTTAAAAACCCTTATATCTTTGCGAAGGAACTAAAAAGCCAAAACGAAAAAACGTTTGCGGAAAGACAGACATTGGCGCTTGGTGAAGCACAGACTTACGCCAAGACGATCAAAGAAGTCCCGTACAAGTTTGGCGACACAAGTATATCGTTGAAAGTTTCGAACGATGAAGTGGACGCAGTCTTGAACTCGCAATACGCAGGCTATTTAGGCCGGGCATTTGACCCAACCACTAAGGAAGGCAAGCAAGCCATCCGGGATTGGATCTCTAACCAGATACTGACTCATAAGCTTCAGAGCGGTGATTTGGGAACGCAGATAGTCAATTCTATTTCTGGTCAGGCTCAAAAGAAGGCAATCCGCGAGGTGTACAACGGCCAACCTAAAACCGTTGACCGCACCGGAAAAGTAAACGTTGACAGCAAGAACTTGACCCCCGCACAAAGAGATTTGTTAGAAAGAGGTCTTCCCTTGCCGTCACAACAATTAAAAAATGTTTAACGACTTAAAAACTTAAAGAAATGCCATTTACACCAGGTACAAATATCAACCCGTTATCAACAGGATCGGGTATGACCTATGGCGGTATCCAGAATAACTGGGACGCCCTTAAAGACGATTTTGACGCAGTAGCATACCTCCCATTCGGTGACGAATATTGGGACGCTATGAACCAAATCATGAACGCTATTGGTAATCGCGAGATTGCTAAACAACCACAAGTAAGATGGTTTGAAATGACTCGCATGGAGGTTCCTTTTACTGTTCCCGCTGCCACTACGATAGCAGTAGCCGGAACACAAGTAACCATAGCTGAGGTTCAAACATTAGATTCAGTAACGTACAGTTGGCCTGCCGTAAACGATATTTACAGACATGCAAAGACTGGCGCTTTAGTTCAGGTTGTGGCTAAAAACTCAGCGAACGCTGCTCAAATAACGCTTAAACCATTGGCTAACGCCACAATTGTAGGCGCTGCTAACGATGCATATTTTTATGTTGGTGTTTCAGTTGGGGAAAACTCAACTGCTCAAGCGGCTAAGTTTGTGTTTGATACGCTTCACACAGCCAAATTACAGACATTCCGTAACGACACCAAATCAAGTTCAGAGGCTCTTTACAACCAACTTTGGTACTCACAGCTTGAGAACGGAGTTCAAACTCCATACTCAAACTCACGCGACATCATCTACTTGCAGCGCGAACACCAAGTTGCTATCGTAAATACTTTCCTTGCCGGCGACGAACCAACAAACACCAACACAACTAATGCGTTGACTGGATTCCAATACACCAAGGGTCTGATTCCAACAATTTTTGAAGTTGGTACTGACGGCCAATGTGTTGACTGGAGCGCAACGGGAATACTAGATCAAGATGATTTTTATGATTTAGAGGCAGCTCTTACCAAGCAAGATGCATCGATTAAGAACTACATGGTTTGGACAACGGCAAAAACGTCCAAACTAATAGAGCAAGCCATGTTGACTTATAATCAAAATGCTAACATCACCCTTAACAAAACCCAGATGGAAAAAACTTTTTGGGGAGAGGGCGCTTACGCCGACCTGATGAAGTCAACCTACTCTTTCAACAACCTCGTGTTCAACAATAAGAACTTCGGCCTTGTTCGTATGGGTATCTTTGATAATCCTCAGACATTCAATACCGACAATTCTAATTGGCAAGATTACGCGGTATTCCTCCCGCTTTCACAGGGTGGTGTAGACGATGGTCTTGGAAACATGGGTAAGTACATCCGTTTGTGCCACAAGCCAGGTGCGTTTATGAACATGTGGCAGACCGGTGGTCGCGCCGCAGCTAACAAAACCGCGACTTGGGAACTTGGTGTTCACCTTGTGTCTGAGATCGGATTCAAGTTTATCAACGCCAACAAATACGGCTTGTTTTACTAAATAAAATAATCTAAAAATACAGGGGGGGCAACCCCCCTTATTTTCATAAAAACAAATTAAATTATGCTATACGACTTAACCACAAATCAGCCCGTTTCTGTTCCAGAATGGGCGGAGGAAGAAATGATTCAGGACTTTCCTGATTTTTTTAATGGCAAACCTTTGAAGTTAGTCATCGACCATAAGTATATGAAAAAAACAATGAAGGTTCCTTCACAAGACCACAACAAGGAGCCTAGAGTGTTTTATGAATACCCTGGTCCCCAAATCGTAAAAACAAAAGCAATTGTTTTTGATAAGGAAACGGGAAGACAAATGCATTTAATGTATTCGGATTCTGCGATAGACTCCTCAAGAAAGACGGCAAGGGTAAATTTGCGTCATGGAATGACCATAATGCCTTATGAATTAGATTTTCTTTTTTATCTGCGATATATGTGTCCAGTAATGCTAGAGAATGAGGCACATAAAAAGTCGGCTAGAGCGATGTTTAAGTTTGATCAACCAGAAGTTGAAGCGGCAGCCAAAATCAGCGAAGCTAAAAAAGCTCGTGAACTTGAGAACCTCATATACTTCGATGTTCCTTACGATGTTATCTTAAAGGCGGTAGAAGGACTCGCAATGAATAAGCTTGATTCGGAAGAACAGAACAGGGTTGCCCTTCATGACGCAATCAAAAACGGTTCTGAGACATTCCGTCGCAATGCCTTTGAAATCATTGGTTCGTATGTAAAGCCAGAGGGTAAAAAAGAAGAAAAACCATCTGAGGATATTCACGAACTAATAAATCGTCTCGTGGAAGATAAAAGCATCAAAAACGACTCTGGAAAGTGGTATATTCGTGACCGCAGAGGAGATGGAGACAAGTTCCTAAAGAACGCCTTCTTCGAGTCTGATTCACCGGAGGGTGTGTTTGCTCTAATCGACCACTTAAAAGTGAACAAAGAGTTGTTAGATAAATTAAGAAAACTGTAATAAAATGCAAATCGTACTCTCCCTATCAATTGACGTTAATCAAAAGAAAGGATACCTAAAGGATAGCACTAGCTATATGTCTCTTGGATTGAATCCGTCTACCTTTTTTTTAAAAGGATATGGGCAATTATATTTTAATGGAAGCCTAATAGCCACGGGAACATACGGGAATCCTCTCATAGATTTGGAAAATGAATACACAGAGTACGAATTTGATCTTGTAACAGACGTTAACGGAGAGGTCGCTACGGGTGTTTATAGTGTTAATTATTATGTGGAATCACAACGCAGCTCGATAACAACATCTTGTGACGCCACTACAATATACGTTAATTATAACACGGCCTATAACTCAAACTTATGGTCAAATCCAGGCGACATAGCCATAACTATTTCGGGCACTGGCGGATTAAGAACATTGACTTACGGACAAATTGTGTCTGTAAACGATGGTGACGGAACTGACATAGAGTTTGAAGGAAATGTTACATTGCTTAATTTAGCGAGCAACCCAAGAACCGTAACTTTGCAGTTCAGAAGTTTAAACGTAGCGTTTGTTTATACAGGATGTACTAAAGTAACTCAAGACATTGGGTTTACTTATGACTGCGATACTGACCCCACGGGAAGTTGGAGTGTTTATAGCAATACTCCAACCCCCAGTGGCGTCACAGTTGGGGCGGCAACGGGAACAATAGAGTGGCCGTCTTGGACAGGGGAACCAAACATAAACGTTTCAAGTTTACCTTATTCAAACACCGCTTTAGCCACGGGTACTTACGGGGCAACAATCTCTCAAACTGTAACTCAAGTTATTCAATCCTCTCCGCTTTTAGAGGTTGAATATACCCTTACAGATACTTACGAGTGGAAAGTAACTTGCGCCGGATCTCTATGCGAGTTAAACGCTTGCATTGAAAGTCTCAGGGCGGCACACGAGGCGGAACTTTTGAGAAACAAAATATCGAAGTATCAACCCTATGTTGACAATGTAGCGATATACCTTCACGAGGCTCAAAACTACAAGTCTTGCGGGGAATTTGATAAGTACCGCGAAACGTTAGCAAAGGTCAAATCAAATCTTGATGCCTCTGGTTGTGACTGCGGATGTTGTGACGACAATGAATACAAGTGGGTAGCGGTTTCTCCCGCCACATCCACATTCATCAACAACATCATGTCTGAGATTCAGTTTAGGGTTGGGACCACAGTTAATCGACCAACAACAACCACTTCGGAGGCGGGAAAGGGTTTGGTTACAGGGGCAATATACCATAGCACGACAGATGATAATTTATATAAAGCCACTGTTTCTGGAACCAATATAACTTGGACGCTTTATTACGAACCGAACGCTGATTACGTTGATGAAGCGGATAACGGAATAACATTGGTATCACAACCCGGCGCCAACAAAGTGAAGTTAGGAGGCAACTTGACCGAAACCACCACAATAGGTGTTCTTGGTCAACAGCTAGAATTTAATGCCTCAACAGGATCCACGACCTTTACAAGAGACTACGCCGCTAACTCACTTAACCTCACCACGCCCATAAATGTAAGAGGGGAAAATGGCTCAGATTATCCTAATTCAAATGGCCCTGCTATAGCCTTCCAAACTACAGGGGCTGGAGCAACGTATAACATGGGCTTCTTAGGATTTATTTGGGAAAGCATTGATGATTTAAAATCTCAATTTAGACTCTTCACAAGATCCGGAAACACAACTCGATGGGTGTTCTTAGCGCAAGCGGACGGGCAATTAAAGGCCAGCCAATATGGTTCGGGCACTTTTGAAAATAACACCCCAGATTATCTTTTGGGGCTTGACGGAAACGCAATTATCGAAGTTGACCCATTAACCGTGGGCGCCGTAACAGGAGCCGTCAATGGTTTGTCGCTAGTAAATAAAAACGCAGAACTTGGCGGAACGTTAACTAAAAACACCACCGTTAACACAAGCACATACGACTTCATTGTGTCGTCTGCGACTGCGGGAGATTTCATCATTAACAAAATAGCAGCAAGCGCCACGGCTCAAACAACATTACTGACGTTAAAAGAAACATATTCTCAACCATTTGACGCGGGTAGTGGAGCCATTATTGATTTTGTGAATGACCCTGGACAGTTTAGTTACGCAAAGATTTTCGCTAAAAGTTTAGACTACAATAGTAATAACACAGCCTTTATTTTTTGTGTATCAAAAGATGGCGAGCTGGCGTCAACAAATGACCCCGCCTTTGAGATATACACGGAAGGTCTTCTTTACAAAATAAGAGCCAATGATTACGGGAGTGGATCTATTATAAACAATTCAGTTCTTTACTTGTTGGGTGTAAAAAACGACGGAGGAATTGTAGAAGTACAAAAAAGCACTCTCGGAACAGTAACCGCCGCCAACAATGGTCTTACCTTGACGAGCGGAACTGTTAAATTAGGTGGCGCATTAACAGCCGCCACCACAATAACAACAACGAATACGGAGACGCTAGCGATAGCGGGGTTGCAGTCCGGAACCGCGGCAAGTTTTATTGCAATAGACGGAAGCAATAAACTTATAACAGCCACGCCGTCCGTGGGTTCAAGCAAGTTGTTTGTTGCTAAAATAGCTCAAAGTAGCACTAATGACCCCACAAACGCTACCATTATATTGAATTCAGCCTCTTTGGGTGTTACATGGAAATATGATGCCGCTGGAGAATACACAATGAGTATAACGGGGCTTGGACTCGGAGACGTGGGCATGGTTTCTTTTATGCCGGAATTTACAAACACATCTTCCCCTGTATACATTGTGGCTAGCACCGTAAGCCAAGCTCAATTTAAAATTAGAGCATACAGAATTAACACATCATCTCCTGTGGCAATACAGGCGCTTGATGTGATAAATAATGCAATTATGAAAATCGAGGTGTACTAATGACCACAACCTTAGAAGAAATATACAAGGACGTATTATTCCGCTCTGGTAAAGACCTTCGCGGCGGATACATAACCCCTGAGAACTTCAACCTTGCTATCAAGGTAGTGAACGAAAGGTTTATGAACCAACTTGTAGACAACTTCGAGACCTCAAAGGAAGTAACAAAGGACTTGCAACCCTTCATCAAAACCCTTGGTAGTCCTCAATACCCCGCATTAGAGTTCACGCCCGTTTTCGCGGGAGATAACAAAAAGGGCGGATACGCGGACATCCCAGACGATATGTGGTACGAGGCAACGGCAAGTTACCTTTCATTATTAAACAACGGGTGTTCGGTTGACTCCGAGTACAGAACGGTAGAGTTTGTTTCTCAGCACGAGTTTGACGCAAAGATGCGTAGCTCAATAACAAGCCCCGTTGACAACCCAGAGGAGAACGACCCGATACTTGTTAATAGGAACAACCTTTATTACATCTATCCATTCATAAGAAGGATTAGTTTTACTTATATCAAGACTCCCGCCCAACCGGTGTACGAGTATACGATTTCTAACGGAATCCCTGTTTACGACCCCGCCACGAGCGTTCAGTTCGAGTACCCCGAAACTTGCGTGGATACTCTTACCGACATGATTAAAACATACATCGCGGTTGGAATCGAGAGCCAATGGAATATACAAACTCAAATGCCTAGTAAATTATGATAACCAAAAGGCAGGCAATAGAGCTTATTCAGCACAGACTTTCGGGAGGAGACACCCCCGAAGATTTGAGAAAACTTTACCCAAGGTCAATCATATCTCGCGTACTTAATCTTGCCCTTGCCGACGCGGTAACAAGGGATACATATTTGGCTAACGAGATGGCGATGAACTATACCTTCACGCCACAAATTGATACAAACGGAAGCTACATAACACTAAACCCAAGACCAATAAGCGGAACTCTTTCGATATACACTATTGAGGACGAGTCAACCAATGACAATTCATACATCATCCAAACCAAAGCGGAGGCGCAAGCCTTGTCTGTTTTAAGGGGTGGAAACAAAAACGCGGCAATCCTTTTCAACGACAAGATTCGTTTTAACAGAAAGCCCGTAGGAGACGTAACGGTAAGCATGATTCCGAACGTCTATCAAATGGGTGAGGACGATGCGCTTATAGTGCCGAACGCGGAAACGGCATTGTTCACAATGTGTCTGCAAGTTCTTTCTTCACCTCAGTTCCAAGACGAACTGAACAATAGTGTGCAAGACGTTCCTCAACAACCTAGATAATGACCATAAAGAATATAAAATACATAGCAACTTCCGCGTTGTATAGGCTTGGCAAGAACCCAACGGGGCGGGAATTAAATTGGATGATTCAAGTCGCTATTGATTATCTCTCTGAAAAGGCCCCAATGGACGGCAATGTTTCTTTGAAAACTATTACCGCCAAGATAGACACAGGGGCAAGGGTATTTACATTACCCCAGGACTGCATGAGGATAACCAAAATTGGACTCAAATCAGGCAGACGTGTTTGGACATTAACTCCCGACACGAGCCTCTCATTTCCCGACGTATTCACTTGCGAGACCGATACCGACGACCCCGTTGTTGCGGAGGGAATGTTTCCTTTTGGGTACTTTGGATATTTTTATAATCAACCGGCATACACCGTGGGCGGTGGAAGAAATGTTAATTATTATAGGGTGGACGGAAGGAACGTGGTGTTTGACCAAAACATCCCCGACGGGCAGTTGATTATAGAATACTTCTCCAACGGATCAGATATTGATGAGAATACACTCATAGAAGTTGCTTACGCAGAGCCTTTTAGGCTATATTTGATGAGCGAATATTGTTTCCATCGAGGAGGTCCGAACGACATGTCAAAGTACAAAGAATTGCAACTTCAATATGAAGCAGCACAATGGAGTTCAAACATCCTAGTTAAGGCTCCGCGCCTGAGTGAAATGATAGACGCTCTTGCACAGAGTTCTGAATTTAACTTAGGATAATGAACTACGGAGAAGAAATTGTTTTTACAGGCGG